AACCTCAGTTTCAAAAAGAAAAACTTGTTTGTTTAAAAAAATATTCTTACCTTTACAGTAACTCTTTTGTTGAAAAACGGGGGAGTTATGTGGTTTAAAAAATTTTTTAAAATTTCGGCAATACAAACTTTTGTCACCAAATCCCGCGCATATATCCTTATATACAACCAATGTTCAACTTTAGGGTTATAGCATTTGTAACCAATGCAACACTCGCTCCTATTGTATTTGGTTGCCATTCATCATTTTGGCTAGCCCCGTAAGCTAATTTAATCAAATTAGATTAACTTATGTAAGGCTAGCTTTTATATTTTAATATATATTTATTATCAGTAAACACAATTTTAAATGAGCGATTACACTTACACAGTAGCATCCACTTCAGAAGGTGATTATATTCCACCAGCTAATCCATTATCACAAGTTACAGAACAACAACTTAAGGAAAACTATTGTTTTATAGTTGCACCTGGTGATGAGGTTATCTTTTTTAAAACACCTGAGATTTGGAAGCAAGCTAAAGCTGTATTGGAGGGATATCAATACAAGGTATTTTACTGTTTTGAAGTGTTACGTTTCGTTAGACTAAAAAATGTACCAAAATAATATGTGCATAGGTAATTTTACAGAAGCATTAATTTACGTTTTAACATTTGGCTACGGCAAACCCATTTCTACTTGGGTTGCTCATAAATTAGGCTATAAGGATTGTGGTTGCGAAAAGCGACGTCAATGGCTAAATAAAATAGGTCGCTGCAATGAGTCCATTGACCTATCTAAATTATGAGTGAAAACGAAAAGCAAAAGTTAATAACATTAATTTACGACATTCACAGTGAGTGGCTACACCAAGTAGCTTACAATTTCAGCAACAACAAACATACTGCCCAAGATATGGTTCAGGATATGTTTATTATGTTGTGTGAAATGAAGGACATTAGTAAAATCAAGTATGGTAATACTGTGAATTTATATTATTTGTATAAATCACTTAGAAGCATTTACTTAAATAGATATCAAAAACACGCCAGCACACATACAGCACTTCCTGAAGTTGAATTTGAGGCTGATTTTTATTCATTAGAAAAAGATGATAATTTTGAGGCTATGATTAAGATAGTAAATGAAACATTACAAAACGATGTTCATTGGTTTGATGCTATGCTCATTGATACTTATTTGAATCGTAAAACTAAAGAGGGCAAGGCACACTCAATCAATTCACTACATAAAGAAACTAAAATCAGTACTTCATCAATCTGGACATCATTGAAAAATACTAGGGAGATTGTACGTACTAAACTTGAAAAACAAGGTTATAACTCTAAAAGTTACAAACAATGATATCAAATTATGAATGGAAACAACTAAATGATTGGTTGTCTAAAATTGACTTAAAACAATTTACTGGTAATGACCAGGCTGCTACAGCAAGTTGGCATGCAAAAGTTATGAATCACCCATACCACAAACCTTGTAGCTGTCAACCTCAGCTATTTTTAGACTGGTTAGGTGATATTAAACGTTGGGTTGAGACTAATAAATCAACATTTGAGTCAGGTACAAACTTGGAGGTATAAAGAAAGGGCCGTAACTTCAAAATAAAAGGTTACGAAATGAAAGAATGCAAAAGATGCCTCCAAAGCAAAGACGAAAGTCAATTCTGTAAGAAATCAAATACAGCAGATGGATTAAGTAATAGATGTCGACAATGCAACAAAGAGATAGATAGAATAAATTACTTAAATAATCCAATACCTAAACGTAAGCAAGCTAAAAAAAGACATAGTGGATTAAGACTATCATACTGGATAGTTTATCTATTACCTCAGCACAATTATGTCGGTATGACTAATAATCCAATAAGAAGAATGTATAACCATAAAAATTTAGGGCGTAATACTTCAGATTGGGTTGAATTAGCTAGATTTAATACTTGGCGAGAAGCTAGACGATGTGAAGATAATTATCATAAACAAGGTTATGTGGGAATGAAATCTAAAAAACAGGTTATATCAGTATTAAATTGATCAAATATGCCAAAAGGATTTCAAGTTGGAGATGAGAATGCAGGTAGACCTAAAGGTGCTCAAAATAAAGAAGCAAAAGCAATACGCGAAGCATTCGCTAAATTCATAGATGGTAAATTACCTGAAGTAGCAGATTGGCTTGAGGAAATCAGAGAAAATGACCCAGTTAAAGCATTTGAATTGATGCTTAAGATGTCTGAGTACGTTTTACCTAAACTTAAAGCAGTTGAAACTACATTCAATACTGAAGAAGGTATATCCAGCATTAAAATTGAGGTTGTAAAGAATAACGATGCAATTAAATCTGAAAACGAGTGAGTTATTTGCTAAAACGTATAACTCAAATAAACGCTTCATAGTACACCAAGGTGGTACTCGTAGCGGTAAAACATATTCAATTTTACAGTGTTTGATAATTAAGGGGCTTGAGGCAACTCAGCCTCTTACTATATCAATCTGTAGGCGTTCTATGCCTTCACTTAAACTCTCAGCAATGAGAGATTTCATTAACATTTTAGATACAATGGGTCTGTATAAAGACTCAGATCATAATAAAACTGAAGGTACTTACAAATTAGGTAAATGCACATTTGATTTCTTATCAATGGATGATGCAGCTAAGAAGAGAGGATCTAAACGTGACATTTTATATTTAAATGAAGCGAATGAATTAAGTTATGAGGAACAATTCCAATTGGCTATCAGAACTGAAAAACAAGTTATTATTGACTATAACCCCTCAGATAACCAATCCTGGATTTATGATTTATTAGAGGAAAGAGCAGATGAAATAGACTTTATCAAATCAACTTATAAAGATAATCCATTCCTGCCCCAAGAAACGATTCGTGAAATTGAAAATTTGAAGTACACAGATGATGATTATTATCGCATCTATGCTTTGGGTGAGAGAGGATCAGGCAGAACGCTTATATTTCAATATCAGCAAATTAAAGGTATAGACTATCACACCACTCAATTTGTGGGGTTAGGAATGGATTTTGGTTACTCAAATGACCCAACTACAATAGTTGAAATCTGGAAAGGTGGAATTAATGATTTATATGTTAAAGAGTTATTGTATAAAACTAAATTAACTAACAACGACATCATAGGTGAATTGAAAAAACTAGATGTTGCACCTCATACTTTAATTGTTGCTGATTCAGCAGAACCAAAATCAATTGAAGAATTAAGGCGAGCAGGCTTCAACATTAAACCAACTAAAAAAGGTAAAGATAGTATCAATGTAGGTATTGACTATATTAGAAGACACAATTTGTTAGTTACAGAAGATAGTATTAACTTAATAAAAGAATTAAACAATTATAAGTGGAGAATGGATAGAGATGGTAACATGACAAATCAACCTATTGATGCGTTTAACCATGCTATTGATGCTCTTCGTTATATTGGTACATACACACAATCAAAAACAGGAACAGGAAGATATTATGTCAAATTTGTCTAAAACAGTAAAACACACTATTCCTACCAGATGGGAGGAAATTAAGTTATCATTGTATCTAAAGTATTACAATGCAATTAAGGATGCTAAACCTGAAGATGCAGGATATGAGGAATTAATCATTAAGGAGTTTGCTCATTATATTTGTTTAATTCATCGTGATTTATTTCCAGCACTTGAAATGTCAACTATTGATGAGATAGGTGAGAATATGAAACGAATGTTTAAGCAAACATCATCAATGCCTTTAGTTCAAACATTTACAATTGAAGGTACTGAATATGGTTTTCATCCTAATTTACAAGAGTTAACTTATGGAGAGTATCTTGACTTAACTCACTATGGAGGTAAATTGTGGGAAGAAGATAACATATATAAATTCCTATCCATTTTATATCGCCCTATTATTCGCAAAAGTGGTCAAGAATATATCCTAGATGATTATTCAGGTACATCTCAAGTTAGAATAGATCTATTCAAATCACATATGACTTGTGATGTTGTTTGGGGTTCAGTTAGTTTTTTTTTGCTTTTACAACTCGCATTAGTGAACAGTACGAGTCTTTATTTGACGGAGCTGACGCAGGAAGCAGCACGAGAGTTGAGGCAAACTTTGCAAACAAATGGGGAACATATCAAACAATCTATACATTGGCTGGAGGCAGGCTTATAGATTTTGATGCTGTTACAAAATTACCTTTACATAGCTGTCTTACTTTTCTAGCCTACTTACAAGACAGATCTCAAGTTGAACATATATTAACTAAGCAAACCCGAAATCAACTAAACAGATAGGGATGTTTTACACGCCTTTGGTTATATCAGCATGCCAAAGTCAAGATTCAACAAGGTTGCTACTATTGATTTAACTCAAGCAGCAAATAGACCTTATATACCAGGTCGTTCATCACCAAGAAGTGGAAACAGAGCCTGTTTATGTTGGGGTACATCAACTTATGGTGCTACCTACTCACGTAAATGTTGTAATCAAGATTTACACGCTCAAGCAATAGGCTATATTGGTCCTAATCCTGCCAATTATAGTGCATTTTCTGATGGATTTTTACAATCAGCTTTTAGTTAATAAAATATGCCTACACAAAGACAAGAAATATCAGCCTCGATACAATCGAATTTTCCTGATAATACCTCGCAGTTTATTACTCCTGCTCGCTTAAGAACTGAACAGGGATTATTTGAACAATATGCAGTACTAAATGAACAAACAGCATCAATTATAGCACAAGCAGTTACTTCTGCTTCTGTGGGTGCTGGTTCAGTTACTACAGCTTCATTTAATGCTTATACTGCATCAACAAATACATTTACTCAGTCAATACAAACTCAAGTAAATGCTCTACAAGCAGCTACTTCATCTTATGTGCCTAATGCTGCTACCTCAAGTATGAGCATTGTAACACTTAATGTGTCACAATCATTTACAGCTAGTGGATTAATTTATCCTACAGCTGATGGTTTGGTAGATCAAGTATTACAAACAAATGGTGCTGGTGTTTTATCATTTAACAATGTTGATACTATTTTAGAGGCAGTTTATGCTGGTGAAAATATAACTAAAGGTGACCCATTATACATTTCAGGTTCACAAGGTGCAAATCCAATAGTATATAGAGCAGATGCAGCAGATGCAAATAAAATGCCTGTTACTTATATTGCTTATGAAACATTGTCTGCTGGTGCAACTGGTAGAGCAATTATTTTGGGCTTAATTGAAGGTATGAACTTAACAGGATACAATGCTGGTGATGAAGTTTATGTAGCAGCAGGAGGTGGTTGGACATCAACTCGCCCAACTGGTTCAGCAATAATCCAATTTTTAGGTATTGTAACTAAAGGTGGTGCTGGTGGAAAAGGTTTAGTATTAAATCCTGGTCCTGCTACTTTACCAAATTTAACTTCAGGTTATGTTTGGGTTGGTGATGCAAATGGACAGCCAGTAGCTGTTTCAACTTCATCAATTGCAACTACAGTTAATACAGGTTCATTACTTGTAACTGCATCAGCTGTTTTAAATACAATTACATTTACTAAAGGTGATGCTTCAACATTTGCTGTTACTGTAGATACAGGTTCAGGTGGTGGTGGTGGAATGAATTTAGGCGCTAACACGTTTACAGGTTCACAAACATTATCTTCATCTACTATTCCAGCATCATTAATATTCAGAGTATCAGGTTCATTAGCTGCATTTGTAACTGAAAGTAATGGTTTTGGCTCTACAAATACAGGATATGGAAATATAATTTTCCAAAATAGAACAAATGCCGCCTTTTCAGGTAGTGAGATAATAAGTGGTTCATCAAATATTATTTTTGCTAACGGCACTGCTACAACTTCTCTTAAAGGGATAAGTGGTTTTGGTAATATAGGTTTATTACCCATATATTCAGGTTCTATACCAAGTGGACAAAGTAACTATTTTGGTGGTACTCTTACTTCAAGTGGTTCAAGGCAAGCAATAACTCAAAACAATATAATTGGTAGTGCTACTTTAGTTGAATCAAATAATATAAGTGCTTCATTCACCAACAACTATGTTAATGCTGTTCAAGCAGTTTTTAATTCAAACTATTCAGGTTCAACAGGTACTTTTGCTTCTACTATTTCTAACAACACAATAAACGGTGCTAGTCATTTAATTCAAATAGCTGGATCTGGTTCACAAAATAGACAATTTGCTAATAACTTAATTGGTGGTAACGCTAATACTGCTTCATTAACTACAGCTACTGGTTCATCAAACAATAGTGGTTCATTAATGAACACATTAATTTATGGTACTAATTTAATTGTAAGTGGTACTCAAATCAATACAGCTACACTTCATGGAGGTGCATTTGTAGGTAGATATAATGAAACAGGTTCATTAGCTGATCACACAGTTGTATTCGCAGTTGGTGCTGGAACAAGTAATACACTTCGCAAAACATCTTTATATGTTTCTGCCTCTGGTGATGTAGTAATTAATGCAACTAGTGGTGGTTTAGCTTCTTCATTTAATAGTAGATTTGCTCCTAACTACGTTACTATATTAAATAATACAATAAATAGTAATACTACTGTTGGTGGACCTGGTAATGGTTCATTTGTAACAAATGGTGGTTCAATAACTGGTGGAGGTAATAACTTAAATAACGTTATTATAGCAGCTGAACTTGGTAATATTACAGCTGGTAGACAATCAGCAATTATAGCTGGTGAAAGTAATACAATTAATACTGTTGTACCTTCAAACTCTCAGAGACCAAATATCATTGCTGCTTCAATTCAAAGCCAAATTAATGGTGCTACTACAGGTAGTATGAATGCTATTATTGCTTCAAGTGGTTCATTTATATCTCAATCAAACAACTCAGCAATATTAGCTAATGGTATTGTAAATACTACTATTATAAATGCTTCTTCATCAGTAGCATTAGGTAGAGATACAGCATATACAGCAAACCAAAGCTATACTTTATATACTCAAAATATTAATGCCTCAGGTAGTGTAAATATTTCTGGTTCAATAATATTGAATGGTACTACACTTGGTGCAGCATTCCCTTATACAGGTTCAGCTACAATTTCAGGTTCATTAGCTGTAAATGGTACTGTTGATAATACATTAGCAACTACAGTTGTAGGTACAGGTTCAATAACAAATAGAATCCATACTAAACAATCAGGTGCTATTGCTAGTGGATCAATTAGCTCATCAGCATTTATCTCTCCTGAAATTGGATTAGAAGCTACTACAGGTAATTTCAAACTTATTTTAGAAAGAAATATAACAGGATCAGTTGGTCCAAGTGGTTCATATGCCTTTAGTTTAGATTATATAAACACAGTATTAGTATCAGGTGGTACAGATAGCTATGTTGGTATAGGTAAAATAAGTGGTTTCTGTTTACCAGGTAGAAGACCAACAACTCCATTTGCAACAGCATCAATTCAAGTCTTTATACAAAATGATGCTGGTATGTCACCTACTCTAAGTTCTTCATTTGATGGTACTTTATATCAAGTATATGCTAAACATCAGGGTGGTGCTTCATCATCATTTGCTTACACAGGTACTGAGTGGTATCACTTAGGTCAAACTCAATAATAATGGCTAAATCAATAGGTAACGCAACAAAAACAACATTTGGCAAACGCAAAGGGGGCAAAGCTAGAAAATCTAGCGGCCCCAAAGATGCGCCAAAATCAAAATATAGAGGACAAGGTAAATAATTAAATCATGCCAATACCATCTCGTAAACAAGGTGAAGATGAACAAACATTTATCTCACGCTGCATCAGTGAAATCTCAGGTGAATATGATCGTGAGCAAGCTGCTGCAATATGTTACAACCAAATCAATCTAGAGGAATTTGCTTTTAGAAAAGCATTAATGCAATTCAGTCAACCAAGTTTTACAGGTAATACTTACTCTGGTGGCATGGGAATGAAACGCAAAAACCTCTCAAATAAGAAATAACGATATTGTTATATAAATATAAAACAAAATGGATATGAATTCTAAAGCTATTTTGGATAAAATCTTTAATGTGCTTTCTATTGACAAAAATGAAGTAGTTGAACTTACACGTAATGTTGTGTATGGTTCACTATTACCTGACAATGATATCCTCGAAGTATCTGAATGGAAAATCGGTGTTCCTGTATTTGTTATCTCAGAAGATGGTACTAAAAAACCTCTTATGGATGGTGAATACGAAATCGTAATTGAAGATACAGCTGATGGTTTGTCACAAGGTGGCCCTACAAAGTATGCCTTGAAAATTGATGGTAAAAAAATCGAGTCATTACAGATCAAGCAGTTGAAAGAAACTAAAGCCATAACAAACAAAACACAATTAGAAAAAACTGAAACTATGGAATTAAAATCTATGGAGGAGAAAGCAATGGTACCAGAAACCAAATCTCCTGAAAAAGAAGAAATGCAGGAACCTCTAAAAGATTTAGGTCCTGAAGAAAAGTATGCAACTAAAGAAGAGATTGCAGACATTAAGAAAGCAGTTGAAGAATTAGCTAAAGCTCTTGCTTCATTAACTAAAGAAAAGTCAGACGAAACTGAAATGGGTAGCGAAGAGAAGAAGGTAATTGTACCTGAAACTAAAGTACCTGGTAAAGAAGTTAAAATGTCTTCTGCTCGTAAGTTAACTGGTGCTCCTGAAGCTGTTAAGCCTGCTTACAACGAATTTTACAACAACAAAAAAGAATTTGAATCTACTCAAGATCGCGTATTCCGCAGAATGAATAGCTTCTAAAATAATCAAAACAAACATTTTTAAAAAGTATTAAAATGAACAAAAACGTATTTTTAGCTGATAGCCCTACGTTTACTAGCAACACCTATGCAGGTGAATTTGCTGGCAAATATATCGCGGCTGCACTTTTCAGCTCACCAACAATCGACAAAGAGTTGATTACTGTACTTCCTAACGTTCGTTACAAAGAAGTTATCCAGAAGTTTGACTTCTCTAACTTAATTGGTAACGCATCTTGTGATTTCGGTAATGCTACTCCTGCCTCTATGTCAATCGACGAGAGAGTATTAACAACTGAAGAATTCCAAGTTAACTTACAATTGTGTAAAAAGCAATTACGTCAAACTTGGGAAGCTACTATGATGCAGCCTTCAGTATTAAATGACACTTTGCCTACTTCATTCTCTGATTTCGTAATCGGATATGTTGCTCAGCAAGTTGCTCAACAAAATGAAATCAACATCTGGAGAGGTGCTAATGCATCTGTAGGCCAGTTTGATGGTTTAACAACTTTACTTTGTGCTGCTTCAGGTTCTGCAAATGGTCCATTGATCGTTTCAGCTTCAGCTGTAACTTCTGCTTCAGTACTTACTGAACTTCAGAAAGTTGTAGATGCTATCCCTTCTGCAGTATACGGAAAAGAAGATCTTATGATCTATGCTCCTGCTAACGTAGTTAAAGCTTATGCTTTCGCATTAGGTACTGCTAACTACCAATTTGGTGCTTATGTAGGTGGTAAGCCATTAGATTTCTTAGGTATACCTATCGCTTATGTTCCAGGTTTAGCTTCAAACAATATGGTAGCTGCTCAAAAATCTAACTTGTTCTTCGGTACAGCGTTAAAAGCTGACTTCAACGAAGTAAGAGTGTTAGATATGAGTGATTTGGACGGTTCACAAAATGTACGCTTCGTAATGCGCTATGCAGCTGGTGTACAATATGGTGTAGGTTCAGATATCGTATTATACAAGAACTGCTAATAACAAAATAATGGATGGTTGGTGGTTACCCTCCTAAAAACAAAACCTCATTTTTTTAAAAAAACAAATTAAATTATTCAAATATGGCTTGCGATATTACTTTAGGTCGTAACGAACCTTGTAAAGATTCAGTAGGTGGTTTGCTTGCAGTTTACTTTCAGAACTTTGATGCTACAGCAACTGGTTCTATAGATGCAAACGATCAAATCACAGCTTGGGAAAGCGGTTCTACTGTTTACAAGTACGAGTTAAAAGGTAACTCAACTTACACTGAAACTATCGTAACCTCAAGAGATAATGGTACTACTGCCTTCCAACAAGTATTAGTATTGAACCTTAAATCATTAGATGCAACTACTACTAAACAGTTGAAGTTGTTAGCTTATGGTCGTCCTCAGATCTTTGTTCAAACAAACAAAGGTGATACCCTATTAGTAGGTCGTATCCACGGTGCTGATGTAACTGAAGGTACAATTGCTGAAACTGGTGCTTCATTAGGTGATAAGTACGGATATAGCTTGACGTTTACTGGTTTAGAACAATTACCTGCCAACTTCGTATCAGGTTCAACTGTAGCTAGTGCATTCGGGTTAATTACCAATCCTCCTACAATTGTGTATGGTACTAACTAATCACAACTAGGAGATTATATATATCCCTTTTTACAGTGTGTTTACTGAGATTTAGGTCATCCTTTTGGATGGCCTATTTCTTTGTAGACTAAAGCAACAAGTTTTGGTTATATCATTATGATAGTAATTCAGCCAATAACATCATCACAGTCATTTGCTATTAGAGTAAGGGAGACATCTTCAGTGTCACCTGTATCTTATAAAATAGTATTAGTGAATGAAGATACAAATGTTAGTTCATCGATTATTCCTACTGCATCATTCAATAGCAATGATTTTCTGACTGTTACTGCTTCGTTTAATTTAACAAACGATGCTTTTTACTATATGCAGTTATTCCAGATGTCTGGTTCAACTGAAATTCAAGAATTATATTCAGGTGAAATATTGTATTCAAATGCTTCAGCATATACAGCATCTACTCCTGACTATACTGTTTATACAGGCTCAAACAATGACTATATAATTTACTAAGTTTATGATACAATCTGAAAAAAATGTCTTATCAGTAGTAAACCTTGCAAACTACATTCAACCAAAAGTAAGTGAAGAAAGCAACAATGGTAAAAGAACACCTTGGGTAGAATACGGCATTTACAATACTGATGATTTTTTTGGTGTAATAACTGAAAAATATGAAACATCAACTACAAATGCTGCTTGCGTAGATGCAACTTCAAATTTAATATTTGGTAAAGGTTTAAAATCAAAAGATGAAAATGTAGACAAAATGATCTACAACATGTTGTCTGATAAAGACCTTAACAGAGTTATTTTTGACTTAAAATTATATGGTAACGCTGCATTCCAGCTTATTTACTCTGAAGATGGTTCTGAAATTGTAGAAATAGTACACGTACCAATTCAAACATTACGTTCAGGAAAAGTAGATATGAGAGGTGAGATTGAGTGTTATTACTACTCACCAGATTGGGCAGCTAAAAAAATAGTATATGAGAAATTTTATGCGTATACAAAATCACCTACAACTCCTACTTCTGAGATTTATTATATCAAGCCCTACAAACCAGGAAAGTTTTACTACGGCTTACCTGATTGGTATGCATCTTTACAATACTGCTCTGTAGAAAGTGAATTATCAAATCTACACATCAATAATATATTAAATGGCTTTATGCCACTTACTATGATTAACTTCAATAATGGTATTCCACCAGTTGAAGAAAGAGAGCAATTAGAAGCAGCATTAAAACAAAAATTTGTTGGTTCATCAAACGCAGGTAAGTTTGTAATGAACTTTAATGATAATAAAGATAGTGCTACTACAATTGATGCTTTACAAGTAGAAAATTTACATGACAAATATCAGTTTTTGTCTGAAGAAGCAGCTCGTAGAATAATGGTAGCACACAGAATTACTACTCCATTATTGTTTGGTTTACGTGAGCGTGGTCAGGGATTCAGCTCAAATGCTGATGAAATGAGAGTTGGTTTTGAAATATTCCAATCAATGGTAGTTGCTCCATTCCAACAACAAATAATTGATGCAATTGAAGATATCTTCTATTACAATGGTGTAACTGAAGCTCAATTGTATTTCGATCCATTATTACCTCTTGGTTTCATTACTGATATGCAAGAACAAATTGGTGATAATGCAGTAAATAAAAACATTATTGAATCACAAGAAGGTGCTCAACAAGATGAGTCAGCAAGACAACCAAGTGGTTTACCTGATTTAGATGATAATGATGATAATCCAGTAGGTGATGACAACCAAGGAAGAGTGATTGATGGTTATACATCGCCAACGGATTATGGCAATAGACCATTTGCTATGACTGCAGAAACAAAATTAGAATACGGCTTAAAATAAAAATAGAAATGTTAAACATTATATTCATAAAGAGAGATGACGTCATTAAACGTACACCATATGGCGGAAACATCGATCCAGATAAATTAATTCCATTTATGAAAACAGCTCAAGATAAGTACATTCTACCTATCGTGGGCACTGTGTTGTTTCAGAAATTAGAGTCAATAATTGTAGCAGGTACTGTTGGCGATGTAGCTAATGCTGCTTATAAAACATTATTAGATGACTATATAACTGATTGTTTAGTTTACTATACAGTTGTAGAATCATTACCTTTCCTTTCTTATAACATTTCTAATACAGGTGTACAACGCCACTTAAGTGAACAATCAGTATTGCCTTCTAAAAATGAAATAGATTATTTAGTAGAAAAAGCATTACAATCAGCTCAATTCTATCAGGAAAGATTATTACAATATCTTTTATCATATCCTAATTTATACCCTGAGTATTATCAGTCAAATGGTAAAATTGATAACGTTTATCCTGATCAAGGTTGGTCTTACACAATGGGTATTCACGTATAATGGCTAAAAAGAAAGTATATAAACCAAAAAGCAAAAATGTTAGTTTGCTATCTGTGTACTTAGGAATGACTAAAAACACAGACAGAAACGTTTCTAAAAACGAAACCAACAGACAAACATCATCTAATAACAAGAAATCAAGATTCTATTAAAATGTCTAATTTAGTACTTACAAACCAGAATACCTCGATTTATCAGATGACTACTATGCTATATGAATTAGCAAATAGCCATCCTAATGTTAAATCAGTTTATTTTGGAGACATTTATGATGTTGATGAAGGTAAACAATCATTGTTTCCTTACGTTCAATTTTATATTACAAACTCTACTGTGAATGAGAAGACAACTACTCACAACATTAGAATGATATTTTTAGATAGAAAGGTTATCATTGATAATACAACATCAGGTCCTGATCAAGACTATTCACCTGGATTTAATCGTGCAGATAACTTAATTGATATCTGGAATACTGGTTTTGGTGTTGGTACTGATATTGTTTCTTACATTCGCAAACGTAAAGAATTGTATGATGTAAATACAGTTAGTGGTACTCCATTTGACAGAAGAATGGATAATGGATTAGCAGGATACGAATTTAATTTTACTATAACTCAGTTCAATAATACTAACGCTTGTATTGTAAGTGAATAATGCCAAAAGGAAATAATCCCATATCAAAACCAAATAAAGCTGAAGCAGCAAGACGTAGTGCACAACTACAACTTGCACTTGAGCAGGCAGTTAGAGAGGCTAAATCATTAGCCCCTGTAGTAACAGGTCAACTTCGTGATTCAATTCAATTAATACAAATTGATGATGGTTATGGAATAATTGCTGAAGATTACTACTCATATATTGCCTCAGGTCACGGCACTGCTGCTCCTGATCCATTTATTGAAGAAGCAATGGCTGCTAATTTAGATAAAATTGGTGAAGCTTGGGCAGATGGTTTAGTAGAAGACATAATCAAGCAACTAGATCAGTTTCAATAACATAAAAGCCGAATACCTGGTTATATACCAAAACGGCTTTAATGGCTTACGCAATTACACAACTTCCCGCAGCTCTATCGTTTGCTGAATCACCAATGGTGTTTACAGTATTTGATACTACTAATGTTACACAGTCGCAGTATCAATACACAATGAAATTGAAGTATTGGACTGGTTCATATGCTCAAGAACCTGTTGCATTCAATTATGTGATGCAAAAATATCCAAACGCTGTAGGTGTAGGGATGTTTGATGTTTCTAAAATTGTAAGTTCATTATTTGTTAGTGCTCAACAGAACCCAAATCAATTATACAATTACAAAGCATATTTTAATTACATTTATTACTCTGGATCTGGTTATGTAACTGGTTCAGATGTAACTTCATCAGTTAATCAAGCAATTGATGGTTATCAAATTTGGAATAATGATGCTTATGTAGAACAAGGTGTTGATGAACAAGCCCCTTATTGGCCTATCATGTCATCAATGCCTCAAACTCAATCAGTTTATTGGTGCCATGTTTGTGGTGATACAGGAAATTCAGGTCAATTACCTGTAATGAGATTTTATGAATTAGCAAATAGTGCCTCTATTACTGCCTCAGATGCTGGTGGTGCTACTAGACATTTATTAGTAAGTTGGTCTTATACAAACGTAACAGGATCAACTACAGCCTCAGTGTATCAAGTACCTGCAGGTATTGTTACATTAAATAATATAACTTCTAGTTTTATTACTACTAACACTACACACTATACAATTAATATTCTAAAAGATGGTACACCTATAACAGGTAGCTCTATTAGATATGAGGTTGATAGTGAGTGTAAATACAGACCAGTTACTATCAAGTTTAAAAACCAATTTGGTCAGTTTGATTTTATTACTTTCCCTAAAGCCAAATATGAGGATTTTGAGGTAAGTGAAAACACATATCAACCACAACTTGGTACTTGGGAAGCTGCAAACTTAGAAATAGCTCAATACTCTACTTTAAGAAAAAGATATTATATAGACACAGTTGAATCATTAACTGTTAATACAGATTGGTTACCTGAATCTTATAACGAATGGATAAAGCAAATGCTTGTAAGTGATGAAATTTACCAAGTATTCGGCACAGCTGGAATTGGTGATCCTGATATAATTCCTTTGGTAATTAAAACAAAGAATATTAGATTCAAGACCTTCGTTAACGATAAGTTAATCAATTATACATTCGAATTCTTAATCGGTAGAAGCTATAAACTAATTCTGTAATGGTAGTATCACAATATAAACTAGTTGCAAATTATATCCCATACTCTGGAAGTGTTATTCTAGACACTTTTAAAGATGAGGATTTACTTATATCAAATAACCTAACTGAGATAACTGAGGTGGATCAAATTCCATACTCATTATCTCGTACTTTCCAATTACCAGGTACAAATAAGAACAATTCATTTTTTCAGCACGCCTATGACATTTCAATAGACGAGCCTTATTTGTTTAGCACTAACGCTAAAGTACCTTGTTACATTGACTATGATGGTATTGCTGTGTTAGATGGTTATTTACAATTGAATAAGATTGTAATGTTAGACCAAGAAACAGTTGATTATTGGGAAGTAACTATATTTGGTACATTAAATAAATTTGCTAGAGATTTAAATACAGCTTATTTAGAAGATTTATCTTCATTATCTAGATTTAATCATACCTCATCTTTAGGTAACATTAAAGCTTCTTGGACTTATGATTTATTCAGTGGTTCAATAGTTTATCCATTTGCTGATTATGGTCAGCGTTTATCATTTACTCCTGAAGAGGGATTTTTTGGTATTGATAGTAATGAAGGAGCAATGGCTGTACAAGATTGGAAGCCATCAATTAGAATAAAAGAGGTATTTGATGCTATATTTGATTATGCAGGATACACTTACACATCTAACTTCTTTACCCAAAGTTGGTTAGATAATGTTTATATGGTGTTAAATAAAGGACTAAAGTATCCTGATTATCCAGAGGGTAATTTAGAAACATTTGGTTTATTTAAAATAGCACCTATTAGTGGTAGTGGGCAAACAAATGTTACCATGAGTGCTGCTACTCCTATCACATTACCTTGGTACAATATTCAGTATAACCCATCAGGTGCTATTGGACCTGATTTGTATTACACAATGTCAGCATCACCTAATGTAGATGCATCACGTTTAAGAGGTAATTTAAAATTGTACTTTGAAGTAAAAAGTACTGGTGTAGGAAATGGTATACCTGCTTTTTATTTACATTATGGTGGTGGTTCAACTGTATTAGTTAATTTTAATAATTACTTATCAGATGTTCGAACATATAATGCTACTCAGACTAAAACTGAAAAATTTACTTTAGAAACTGAATTTAATACATCACAAATTACTACTGGTAGTACAATTCAATTTCAATTAGAATATGTAAATGTTGGAGGTTCAAACTTCCAAGTAATACTTGATCCTGATAATGAACCTAAGTCATATCTTGAAATCACTAAAGTGATGCAGGCCGCGGATCAAAGAATATTTAATGTACCTTATAACATGCCAAGAGGTACAGATGGAATTAAGTTAATTGATTTCATCAAAGGTGTCCAACGTAAATTCAACTTAGTAATTTATCCTGATAAAACGAATCTAAATAATTTTATAATTGAAGAATTTAATGATTGGTATAAACAAGGTGAAATACTAAATATAAATCAATATGTTGATTTAAATCAAGGATTAGAAGTAATTCCTGCTAACAGTTTAGCTGTTAATAAATTAACATTTGGTGATAAACAAGATTCAGATTATATATCATCACAATTTAAAGCTAAGAATAATAGGGACTATGGTAGATCATTTTACACTGATACAACCAATGACTTTTCATCAGGTGAATATAATGTTATCTCAACATTTGCCTCTTCTCCCATTGCTTATTTAAATGGTACTGGTTTATCTGGTTCACTTGGTACAACAACAATTGATGTATTAGTTGAAGATGATTTTTGGACTACTGAAACTTATTATTGTAATGCTAATGGTTCATTCTATAGTAACACAATTTATAGAACAACAGTAACATTAAGAAGTGGTGGTGTGCCTATTGTAAATACACTTGGTGATTTCTATATTCCTATTAATTATGATGTTACTGGAGGTTGTGGTGGTTCAAATACTTACACTCAGTTCTTCTATATTCCATATGGTTCTAATAGTGCTCAATATGAATACTACTATTTAGATTATCAGAATTGTGGTTTTACTTGTAATCCTACCACTACAATAATTAATTGTATTCCAACAGGTTCAGCAACATTACCTCCAAACGTAGACATAGCTATAGATCCATTCTCAGTAATATCAAATTGTTAATACAATGGCAAAAAACAAAATATACATACCTTATTTTATTTCGAATGAAAATTTTGCACCTGCCAAAGTATTTCCTAGAATATTTTTCTACAATGGTACTAAAGAGTGTGATATTATTCAAGTGCAATATTATGCTACAGGTAGTGGATTAGTTGTATCAGATACATTTACAGCATTCCCTTATTTTGATCATTATAGTGGACAGATAACAACTACAAGTTCGTTATCATTATTATTTTTAAATGAAGAGCCTGTGTATGGTACACAGCCTCCTTCACAATCATTATATGACAAATATTGGGCTAATTATATTAATTTGCTTTATGATCCTAGAACTAGAATTCTAAGATGTAATGCAGTATTACCTTTTGATGTTTATCAAAATATAGAACTTAATGATATAGTTCAATTACGTTCTAACTACTATCACTTACGTGCTGTTAACGATTATAATTTAAGAACTGGTGAGTGTAGACTTGAATTATTAGGTCCATTATTAGAAGGAGCATTTGATGGTAAAGTAGTATTTGATAATAGTTGTGAAAGTGCTCCAACTATAACATCTCAATCATTTAATACTAGTACTAATGTATTAACATTTGATATTACAGGTTCTAACTGCTGTAATAATCCTAATGAACTAGTAATTAAACTTGATTTTACAACAGGTGTTTGTCCTCTTAACTGGACATTTAGTGGTTCATCAAATGCATATCAACCTATTTCTACAGGTTCATTCTATAGTAGTGAACCATATACAGGTAGTACTTATAATCTTTATTATATAACTTCATCTACAGCTATTTCAACTGGTTCAGGTATCCCTGCTAGTGATAGTAGATGGACATTTGCAAAAACAGTTACACCAACCGCTTCAATTAATGATTTAGCTACATTTAATATACTTGCACCTTCAGGTAGTTATTTATACTTACAAGCTAGAGAAAGTGGAAGTGGTGATATGTTACAACTTGACCCTAGATCAGGAGCAGGACAAAACTGGACTTCAAGAGTAGCTAGAAGTGGAAGTTCAAATACATATAACTCTATATTATGGGCTAAATTAACACCTATTGTGGTTGCTTATGATACAGTTGCTCCATATACATCTCTTAATGCTGAAAAAGGACATGTTAAAGCATGGAAACCTAACACTGAAAATAGTATAATATATGGAAATAATAATTACAATGTATGGTTAAATGGTAATGTTACTGCAAGTGATGTAACTGCAAGTATGTTAACTACATCATCAGCTACTTATCCAAGTTTAGCAGATGCTAAATGGCAGCCTGTTTTAGCTACAACAGCAAGTCTAAACAATGGACATGCAATGTATGTAAGAGGACCTTGGTTAACAACAGGCACACCAACATCATCTTGGGGCACAACAACATCATATGAAAGTGATATTAGTTGGCCTACAGGTTCATATGTTTACTTTAAGTATGAAAAAGCAGGTACTGGTAGCTTAAATGTAGATTCTGCTTCAATTACAACAACTACAGCTTCAATTGCTTATAGTAGTAGTATGTTGAGATTAGAATCTAATTTTACAGCAAGTACAACTGGTGTACCAAGTAGTATAGGATTAAGAGTTTATTTAACAAGTAGTGCTGCACCTCCTGCAACATCATCACTAGAAATATATGCTCAATATGTTAATGGAGATGCTGCAATTGAATATCAAGTTAATGGTGGTGGATATACTTCACTAGGAGTTACTGGAAATACAACATGTAATCTTATTACTACATTAACAGGATTATATCCAGCAGATAATGTTGAATTTCAAGCTGTAGGTGGATATTGTATAGGAGGTAGTTCAGTAACTTGTCCTGGTTCAGCAGCTGGAACTTCATATAATGTGACAATAGGCTCAGGAACAAATTCAGTGTATCTAACAGTAGATTCAACAACAAGTTGTTAAAATATTAATATGCCAACAGTATACTTAAACATACCAAACGGATCAACAGGAAGTGTAGATTTACTTGCTTTGATTTCCGCATCTTACCCAGGTTATAATTGCGTAACAGCATCAGTAGCAAATTTATGCTATGGATTAGATGTTACAGGTTCATTTGCTCCTATATTTTCAGGTTCATTAAGTGGATTTTATTATAATGCATTTACACAAGGTAGTCCAACAAAAAGAAATAACTGTACTGGGGGTAAAACAGGTAGTTTTGCTATACCATTTGTAAACATACAACAATTTAGTTCAAGTGTATCATTTGCTGATGCAAGTACTTCAGCAAGTACCTACTTAGCAGCTAATTCACAATCTATGGTTAATGGTACAATAGGTACAAGTCCTGGTGTTTGTTTTACTTCAGGTGCTAGAATAGTTTTACCTAGTAATGCTGTGTTTGAAAGTATTTTAGGATATACTATTTATCCATCTAATATAGATTTGCAAATTACAACTAATTTACCTCTTACTTTATCAGTATTAGCAACTAGTAGTTTATGGACTCAATTTAGTCAAGGTTACTCTCCAGATTGGAATGATCCTGGATTTCAAGTAGTAGATTATTTTTCTCAATCATTATACACAAGTAGTAGTTTTGATGGATGGTTTTCTAATTATTTCAATCCTATATCAGGAGCTGTTTATATTAAAGCAACAGGAGCAGATGGTAAAAAAATAAATTGTGGAGATGTTTCATTAAGTTCAAAAGCAGGACTTTATAATGGAAATTATATACAAGCATATCCTCAACAGTATATAATTGCTATTTCTCCTAGAATACAAGAATTTATAGATATTTCTGAAGGTACAGTAGTAAGTTCATCTACTTTTGTTCCTAGAGCAGGTTTATTATTAGAAAATAATTTAAGTAGTTCTTGGATTGACGAAGATCATATTAGAACTTTTATTATACCTATTTTTACTACTGGTTCAATATGGACAAATAATAATTTTACAGCATCTATACTTTGGACTACTGAATCAAGTTATCCATCTCAAAGTGATGCTAGATGGACTTTACTAGGAAATAGTTTATCAGGTTCAACTACTACTTTTTTTAGAACAGGTTCATTTAATGGAGTAAATAAAGTATATGGACTAAATAGACTTGTTAGTACTGTTGGAGCTAGTATTGGACTTGCTTCAACTGCATCTTATTCAGGATACACTTATATTAAATTTGAAAGTGGATCCACTTTAATTCCAAATTTAGGAATTAATACAGCTAGAAATGTTACTATAGTGGAATCAGGTTCATATAATGATATTATAAGATTTAGAACCAATTATACTAGTTCAATGCCATCTCCAGGTTTAGATTATTGGAAAATAGATGCTTATACAGCATTGTATGTAACAATGTCAAATACTTATTTATAATATGATAACTCACCCAAATATAAGATTTGACCTTGTGTGGAAGCTGCTTAATGCAGCACCACACATTGCGCAACATCAGGTTATAGACACAGCAAAAGGAAAATACGAACTAGCTACTGATAAAAAATCAGCAGTTAAAAAGTTCAAGCGTAGTTTTAAAACCTTAACAGCAACAGTATGGCCAAAGAAATCCAAATAAAGATAGGCGTAGATGATTCGCAACTGCAGAATGCTGCAGGTAGTGCGGATAATTTACGTAAACAATTAAGAGAGGCAAGTATTGAATTAGAAAATACAGTTGCCAAATTTGGCTTAACGTCTGAAGAGGCAGCCAAAGCAGCTCAAAAAGTAGGTGAATTAAGAGACACATTAGGTGATGCTCGTTCATTAGCTGCTGCATTTGATGCTGATAAAAGATTTGCTGCAGTTGGCCAAGCACTACAAGGTGTACTTGGTGGTTTTACTGCTGTACAAGGTGCATTAGCTGCATTTGGTGTTGAATCTGAAGATGTACAAAAATCATTACTTAAAGTACAAGGTTTACTTGCATTTACTCAGGGTATAAACCAATTATTAGCAGCACAAGATGCATTCAAAAATCTAGGTGTAGTAATTCAAACTACAACTGGTATTCAAAGATTATTTGCTACTACTACAGTAGCAACATCAACTGCTTTAAATGCGGTTGGTGTAAGTTCAACAGCAGCATCAGTAGGTGTAAGAGCGTTTTCAAGCGCCCTTATTGCAACTGGTATTGGTGC